GTCCAAAATACTGTGTTCTTTGTAAATATGTTTTAAGCCACATCCATATCGAAGATTACTTGTAACAATAATAACTGAACTAGAAAACATGGTTCCTTTTTCCGAAAGTTCAGCCATAGGGAGAACATACGGGTTACAAGACACTAGTGTCTGAAACTCCTGTAAGTCTTTCCCCTCGAGGCTTTGACCAAGGTCATCAAGAACCGTGATGGGTTGGTTACTATAACCATCCCAGTGTTCAGTGTTACAAGTCCGTTCGTAAGAAAGTTCGGACCAGGGTGTTCCGGGAAAAAATGTCATTAAATGGCTCTTAAGCGCATTTAAGATACTTGATTTTCCTCCACCGGGTTGTCCAAACAGTCCTATAACCAATGGTTCTGGCCGATCTTTTGGGTCTACACCGGCTTTGACGGTATTTAAAGAGACTCGATCCTTACGGATCAATTCTCCTTTAATACCTCCAGAAGCACGTGGACTTTCAAAAGTAGCCTTTACTGTTGGTGGAAAAGTTGTATTTGATTTATAAAATCTTTGAACTCGTTTTCCGAATTCTAGACCTCGTTCACGAAGAAGAATTTTCATTTCTTCAGTGATAGGTCGACCAGGATTAGATAACTTTTCACGGTGTTCTTCCAAACTCTTTTGAATAAAAGAGTCTGGAACAGCCTCGCAAAGAATCTTTCCTTGTAAAACGGAAAAAAAGACTTGAATTCGTTGAGGTCCCGCTAGGTGACTTAGATTACCCCATGAAAAAGGTAAGATATCAAACCTGGGACCCTCCGGTAATTCGTCTTGATTAAGTTCAATTGATAAGCGGTAGCAGAGTGAATTTTTTATTTGTTTTATCCAAATACGTTCATCATTCCCTTCAAGGGAATTGTAATAATGTAGGAATAAACTTGTTAAATGATTGCGATCTTTATTTCGGAACTTATTTCCTCTCATTCTCTGAGGGAAATGAAATCCTAATACACGATGCATTTTTAACGTTAAAAATACACTCCAAGCAAGTCGTAAAGCATGAATGGTCCTTCTCCAATTCGAAAAAACGAATGGGAATGGACTGACAACATCAAATGGTATTTGTGCCTCAAGACAAAAAGATTCCAGGTTTGCACCCGGAACTTTCCGTTCCTGTTTCCACAAATTCCATGTATCATTAAATTCTTTTTGAATCGTTCGACTGAGTTCCTTCGTTTCTCTAACGAGAACCGAGCATCCAGTAGAAAGGGTAACAACCCTTGACATCTCCAATAATTGGAGAAGATTCATCAGAATAGTGTCGAGCTTATGCTCTCCCATGAAATAAGCTTTCCTTAGAAAGCTCTTCTCAAATGGTTTCGCATACACTTCGATAATGCCTTCCGCAAACTGAGATACTTTCGTAGTATCTCGGTACGTTGATTCCTTTTTCGGGGAATCGACCTGTGGAAAGTTGGTCGAAGCTCATTGTAAGACTGATTGGGAAGCTAATCCAACCAGAATTGTA